TTGGCATATAATTCTGCCACTTTAGTTTTATAATCTTCTATTGTTACAGCCCGATCTTGAGCTGCATATGATTTAGGTGCATAAAATTTTACACTATCATTAGTTTGAGCATTTGCACCATTAGCAGCATTTGAATTTACTGTAATTGTAACATCACTAAAACCGCCAATGTTTCCTGATAATGAAAAAGAAGAAGCACCATTTGCAGCCGTTTTATTAGTTACTACATATTTTAATATGATAATGTTTCCATCTTCAATGGCTTTACCAATAACACCATCACCAAAGTAAATTTCAAATTTACCATCTTCAGCTTCTTGTAAGAAATAAACTCTACTTGTAGAATCTAATTCAGTTATTGAAGTTGCTTTTGTATAAGTAAATGCTGTTGTATCTACGGAACTATTTTGTACTTGTACCGTTAATGTATTTGTATCAGCGTTGGCTGATTGAATTAAAAATCTTTGATCCACATCCGAAGTATTGGCTGTGTATTGATAAGTTACATAAGTTCCTTCATAAATTTTTAAATTTGAAAAAGTGTAAATACCATCTACTGGAGTAATTGTATTAGAAGCTGTCGTAACAAAATTATAAGATGTACCATCTACCGAAGTAGTAAATTTAGTTCCTGCACCCATAGTTAATGAAGAACCTGTAGCATCATTAACAACTACTGTTAAATCTGCAATTGGTGCTCTTGGAGAATTTGGAGTATAACCTAAAGATTTTGCTAACGACACTATGCTGTTTCTTAAATCAGCTGTATCAATAAACATTTCATTGGCTAAAATATTTGCGTTGTAAGAAAGATAGTGAGTATTGTAGGCCAATAAATCCAAAAGAATGGACATACCTGATCCTTCAAAATCATAATCTTTAAATTGACTTTGATTGGATAAAAATCTTTTTAAATTAGCTTTGATTTGATCAAAGTCTAATTGTGATATGTTTAATTTTGAAGCCATCTTATCTTAATCTTTGTAAAAATTCTGTTATCGTTACAGGTTCAGGTCTATTAACAACATAAAAAGAAATTGTAACTTTATATTCATTTCTATCCAAATTATCTTGTACAATAATTTGATTTATGGCAACTCTTGGTTCAAAGTTAATAATAACTTCTTCAATACGATCCTGTAATAGAACAGCATTTAAAGGAGTTATTGGTTCAAATAATAAATCTCTTACACTAGAACCAATCTCTGGATGAAAAGGTCTTTCAAAACGATTTGTTAAGATTAAATTTCTAACACTTCGTTTAACAGCCTCTACATCTGTTAATCTTGCAACATCTTTAGTTGCAGGATTTTTTGTAAAATTCAAATTAAGATCGCTATAAATTCTAGTTGATCGCTTTGAATTGTTAGTTGACTGAGCATCATAGTTTGATAGTGCCATATTGCTAATATTTATACACTATCCCGCAAAGACATTGGCAGAACCTGAAGTCATTGCACCTAAATCTGCACTATCACCTATTCTTCCAACTGAAATACTATTAATTCTTACAGTTGATGATCCTGCGTTTAATGCAGCAACGTGATTTGCACAAGGAGGATTAGGTGGAAAAGGATGTGCAACAGTAGGTGTACCAACTACTGAAGCTAAAATACCGTTTATTCGTACTGTTGATTGTAAAGGTGTAGATAATGTCGTTGTGCTTGAACAAATATGTCCAGTTGATAAACTATCTCCTTGACGACTAACAGCAGGCATATTATTTACTTAATTTCTTTTTACGACCCCAAGGTAACTCAATTGTTTCTTCAACTTGATAACCTTTTTTACTTAAATACTTTACAGCAATAAATCTGTCTTTAAATTTTGATTGAATTGACTTTACTGCTCTTTTTAAACTTAATTGATTTGTAGTTTCTTCAACACCTGTTGCATTCCAAAACTCAAATGTTCTCATTTTACTCATATTTTATTCTCCATTAAATAAATCTTCAGGACTTGTAACGTTTTCCACTTTAACACAATCGCAATTGTCGTTACATTGACCTTGACATTTACATTCGTTTAGAGATTTACCGCATTTACAAGTTTCCATATGTTTTTTCCTTAGTATGAAGGCTACTCCAAAGGAATAGCCTTCATTTTTTAAATTATTTAGTCGTTATCTTCCTCATCTTCATCTTCTTCATCATTATCTTCATCTTCCACATCTTCATCCATATCATCGTCCCACTCATTGTCTTCATCTTCGTGTTCGATTTCTAGGACAGACTCAATTTCATCAATTCTGGACTCTAAATTGTCCATTTTTTCTTCAAGTCTCTCTAGGATGTTTTGTTTTTCGTCAGCCATTTGAATTGCTCCGTTGGTTTTTGTTAATTCAACGCAAAATCACTTGATTTTTGAAAAATATTTAGGAATGATTCAAATCTATTTAGTAAAATTTAAAAATATGTGCAAAAATACAGTAAAATAGAACAAAAGTAGAACAAAATACCCAAAATATCGCATAAAAACGGCTATTTTTTGCTTGATTTTTATCCAAAAATACGATATATTAATAGTATATGAGAAAAAAAAATAATAAAAATCTAAAAAACAGTAAAAATATTGTAGATACTAACATCTACGCTTTAGTAATACAAAAAGATAACTCACTTAAAAGAGTTTTATTAAGTGATTTTAACAAAGGAAAAAAATAATGATGAACGTTTTAAAAAATACTTACGAAATACTTAAATTTATAACTGGTGTTGCATTATTTTTAGGGAGTTTTTATGCTCTTTATCTTTTGATGTGGGCAATTGCACCTGAAAACTCATTAGGATTATATTAATAATAAAAAAGGAGAAAACACTATGACAATGGTAACAAAAACTGCAAATACAATTGATGAAGGTATCAAAAATATGATGGCCGCTGCTAAGGAAGACTACGAAAAATGGTCAACCGAAAAAGATGGTAGTATATCTAACTACGGAAAAGAACAATTAGCAAAATGGGACTCAAATACTAAAATTACACAAGGTAAAAAATACGTTAAAATAGTCCAAGAAATGGGAGTATTTGCTTTTGTAATGAAAGAAGATGAAGGTAGATTTAAAAAAGGTGATGTTTTAAAACCTGCTGGTTGGGCTAAACCTGCTTTAAACTCACCAAGAGGTAACGTATTAATGGGTAACTATCCAATTAGATGGACAGGACCTTACTATTTAAAATAATAATTAAGGAGATACATTATGACAAATGAACAATTAAGAAATGATATAAAAGAAGTTGCTAAAAAAGTAGGCGCTATAGACATTAGTATTGTCTGCGGCTCTTTGTTTTGTAAATTTAACGCACCTGATAGTGCTGCAAAGGTTTTAGCAGAAAATCTTAAAACGTTGTTACAAAACTTTTTTGATAAAAAGAAAGTTAATGATACTTTAGTTAAAATGTCAGGTGCCTTACCTGATAATGAATACGCTTATGACTTTATGCCAGTGGTCGATTATAGATTAAACGAATACGGAATATAAAAGTTTCTCTCTAAACACACATTAAAGGGCGACCCTAAAAAGTCGCCCTTTTTTTTAATCTTTTAATAACAATCTTTGTATATCAATAATTACTATAACAAACATAACAAACAAATATTCAGACAGTAAATTATTTCCTAGTAAATTCATTTTATGCCTACCTAATATTCCTGCATACAGCAATACAATAAAGTAAGGAAGAAATAACCACTTTAGTAAATACAAAGACTTTTTCATTTATTTACGAATACGTAGTCGTTTGACCTTTTTCCATTTTGAACGTTTAGGTTTATCAACGACCAAACCTGCTGTTAACCACGAAAGATACGCCGACCACAGTTGCTTTATCTTTTGCATAACTGCTACCTAGCCTTTCTTTGAGGGACCTACACCTTATATATAAAAACTAAAATCCTCAGATTTATTTAGTAAAAAAACCGCAACGTCACACTTTCAATTTCTCTTAAAAAGCGAAAAATTTTTTAGTCCAATAACTTCAATAAAACTTGCCTACAAGCATCATACCAATAACGACCACTTTCCCGAAGACGATCATTGTTTTTACGAAGACGCTCTAACTTCTTAATTAAGGCCTTGGCTTGTGTACGTGTAATAGGTTTAAAAGACTTAGCACTATTAGCAATGTATTCTATGACCTTATCAATATGTGAACAAGTAAAATCAGGAACGCTAGGCGCTTTATGCTTTAAACGTGTAAGTAGATTTTTTTTACGTTTTTTCATTGCTAGATTAAAAACTACGTTTAATACCAATTGTAGGATTGTCTATACATTCTTGTGCTTTTGTTGTTAATGTAGAATCGTCTTCTTTGCTTACATCTATATTACAATTGGCCTTAAAAGACACATTAGCACAACCGCTAAGTGCGCCGACTATAATAACGAAAAATAGCACGAAAAAAATTTTGTATGTCATTTAAGTAAAGCTTTGTTCCCAGTTTAAGGCCGTTCTAAAGAAGGCCTTTATATCTATACTGCTTCTATAAGTTTTATAGATTAGAAAGGCCAGCCAGTTTTAATAAGGCCGTTTCTAAGGATTTAGGTCAATTGTTAAACCTCTATGAATTACTGCACCTGTTGTATTACTTGTCTTATTGCCTTCTACGGTTTCAATGATACTACCTTCTACGGCCACTCTCATATTACCCTTGACCTTAAGATTGTAGTCACCTCCACTATTGACGTTAATGTTACCTTGTTTTGTAATCAGATTAATTTGGCCTGTATCTACTTGTATGTTAATGTTTGCGTTTGGCCCTATTTGTATATCATAGTTATTGTTAGGTAGGCCGTCTCTATTAATGTATAGTTTATGTCGGCCTGATATGGAAATGTCAGAATTTCCATCTATATCAACTTGTTTGTTATTTGAGATTATGCTGTAATGATGGCCTTTTATAATGTCGATACGGTCGCCATTGGGATTAATTTCGTATG